CTTTAATCCGCCGCCGCAATATTTGCAAGTGTTCCCATCTGCGTGTGTTGCCGGAAAGTGGAATAGTCTTGTCCCAGCTTTTCCGGATATGCTCTTTCCGGTTATGCTTCGGATTGCCGCATACGCGCTTCTTCTGTCCGTCTATGCCGATACCGTAAGGCGGATCAACGATCGCAAGATCGAAGAAGCCGTCCGGAAACTCTTTCATTCCCTGCATACAGTCCATGTTATACAGCTTGTTCAATTCAAGCATACGTTGTTCACCTTCTTTCTTTTTCTCCCCCCTCCGCCCCCCGCTGGGGGGAACGGGCTTAAAGGAATAAATCTATCGGCGATCCGGTGGGCTTCCTCGATCCGTGTTCTGAACCGATCCTTCACGATTGATTTTATATCCCCGCCGCCTTCCCGCTTTTATCACTCCCGCGCTTTCATTATCAAGGGCAAGCGGCTTCGCCGTGCTTCGCACCCTTGACAATGCGCGCGTTCGTGATCTCTGAAAAGCGGGCGACGGGGAATAAATAAAATCAATCTTCCGGAAGGAAAAGCGCTGGTCGTAAAACTTTACACATTTACAAGGCTTTTTATTGCGCCCCTTCGGGCGTTCCCACTATTCGCGTTTCTTCCGGCGTTTCGGTTTCTCTGTTTCGCGTACATATTTATAATATATGTAGCCCCACTTCGTCGCGCGGGCTTCCACCAGCTTGTAACCCTTCGGCGCGATCGGTGCTTTCTTTTCCGTATACGTCCGAAGTGCAAGCGTCGGCGCTTCCTTCTCCGGCTGGCGAAGATTGCGCGTCGCCTTCCAACGGTGTCCGCCCTGTTCCGGTGTCCAATGGTTGAAGAGGTAATCCGCAAGCCCCGTGTAATCCTGCCCGTAGTCAACGCCGTTATAATAATTGTGTTCGCGCAAGTGCCGAATATGGATTACTGATCCGTCGTTCCACTTGCCGCTGATCGTTTCTTCCGGTATGCCGTCCGAAATCATGTGAAAATGAATTCGGTTCGTAGACTTGCCGCGCCCCATGTAAATAATGATCTTCGCGTCGGGGCAAGCCCTTTGAAGCCGCCGGAAGTAATTGTCGCGTATTCTGCGCGCTTCGCTGAATGTATGAACTTCGCTGTCGTCGTCGAACGTCAGCGTACTATATAAGGAAAGCGGCGAAAAGTTTTCATTAACCAGCCGCTGGTGTTTCCGCTTTGATATGCCGATCCGGTGTTGCGCGCGCTCTTCGTCGTCCTTGAAGCGCGGTCGCGGTTCAGCTTTTTTGATGTTCGCTCGATCGGATACGGTGTAAACCTCTTGTTCACATACAACGCCCGAAAAAATACGTCTTTTAACCCTCTGCATAATCCCGCCGCCCTTCCTTGACAAAAGCGCCGTAAAATGCTATAATTTCAATATTGAATAGCTCCTTTTACAGCTATGTAAGAGGAAAAGAGAACGTCCGGAACGTCGCAACCGGACGTTCTCTTTTTTTGTTTTGTCAGCCGTTATTAAATCCTGCGCCCTGCTCGAAATCGGCGCACCGTTCTTCTTCACAAGGCTTGAAGCGCATTCCGTCCGCGCACCCGACGCAAGGGAACGGGCGTACCCCGTCCGGAAGCGCGCCTTCGCGCAAGTGAACGCATTGTTCCAGCTTCGCGCATTGATCGCACCAGCACTTCCGGCAATCGCCGATCAGCGTTTTTTCAACCGGACGTTTCAAGCCCTCTTCGGCTTCCTGCGCGTCGTGTTCTTCCTGCATTTCCCGCGCCGCCTGTTCGATCGTGTAATCTTCAACGCCTTCTAAAATGCCCCTAAAGAATGGCGCGAACGCGTAGCCGATCCCCAGCCCTGCGCGCAAAAGCAATTCTTCGTCGATCTTAATATCTGCCATTGTTCCCGCCGCCCCTCCGAAGCGCTCTGAAAAGCACGTTCAAAACGATGTAGACGATCACAACGGAAGCGGCGACGCAAGCAACGCCGCAAAGCATATAAAAGGCGTTCACCATGAATTGATACATTGTCATTCGTCAGCCCTCCCGAAAACCTCTTCCGCGTCGATGTCCCACGCGGCGGCAATATGCTTCATCATATCGACGGCTTCGGCGCGCTTCTTCTGTTCCTCTGCGTTCTCGCCGTTTAAGTACGATACCAAGATTTCAGATTTGAGATTGCAAAGCGGGCGAACGCCACTGTAGCCGCTGTACGCGTAGTCGCTGTTCAAAGAGCCGACCGAATTGACGAAGCGGACGAAAGAATTTATCGGGCTGTCCGGTGTAGCCGTCCACCACCAACGATCCGGAAGCGCCGGAATGTTGCCGCGCAAAAGGCGGTATTCCTCGCAAGTGATAAGCCCGATCCGGACGCGATCGCCGCCGTAATTCTTCAAGCCGTCGTCGGCGGTCAAGTCGATGTTGAAATACTCGAACATTTCTTCCGGCGCGCCCGCCTTAATCAGACGGCGCAAGAATTCGCCGTTCAGATAGGCACGAAGGGAAGAAGCGGCAAAGTCGTTCTTGTTCCCTTCATCGAAGGCGCGTTCCTCGACGCAATCGGAAGCAATGCACTTCACCCAATCCGCGCCCGTCTGAATGACCGTCCAAGCGATCCCGCCCATTGTGAATTCCTGTTTCGGCTCGAAGCCGTGTTTGTTCTCTTTCATATTGAATAGCTCCTTTCCTGCGGCGCTGTCTGCGCCCGCTCGTTGAATAAGTCTGTTGATATACCAAACCGCCTTTTGCAAGTCCTCTTCACCGTTTTTCAGCTTCCAGCGCCACAAATACTTGATCGCGTTCGCTGTGCAAAAGGCTTCGATACCTTGAAGCCCGCTTGTCGCGGCTTCCAGCGCGTCGATACACTCAATCCCGCCCGCGTTGTAATGCGGCGGGTGGTTCACCCGCTCCGCCATGATTAACACTTCTTGCCGCCGTGCCGATACGGGCGGCTTTTGTTGTATTCGTGCTTCTGTGAGATCGCCGCGTCAATGTCGATCCCTGCGTATCCGCAATAATCAAGAACGCGAATAATCACGTCCGCAAGCTCCGTGGGGATACCTTCGGGCTTGCCGTTGTCGCCGAAGTAGATTTCCGTTGCGCCGTGTCCGTTGCGGTATTCTTCCAGCGCTTCGGATACCTCCGAATGAATGAGCGCTAAAACCTCCGGAAAGCCGCGTTCTTCGTCCCACCAGCCGTGGGCGACGGCGTTTTCGTGAATTTCCTTCGCAACCTCGTTAATACCTGTCATTGTCTTTTACCCTCTCTTTCAATCGGTTTCTTTTGCAAAAGCGCAATCTTCGCACCGTTCGACGGTTTCGTTCGGATTATCAAGCGGGCATTCCCAGCCGCTTTCAACGTCCTGTTCCGTAAGCCTGCAAGCGTATTTCTGCGAATTCTTCGCTTCGATTTCCTCTGCGCGGCAATCGCACTTTTCGCCGCTGTCAAGATGTGCGCCGCAATGCGGGCATTCCTTGTATGGTGTCGCCATGTCGTTCTCCTTCTTGATAATAAGCCGCCGGAAGCCGTCGGCGCATAGCGTCAAGCCGTGTTCCTTCACGTACTCCCGCCGCCGTGCGGTTTCTGCCGCTTCCCAGCCGCAAGAAGCGCATTCCGAAGGTTTGCATTTCTGCGTTTTCTCCGGATCAATGCCCAGCAAGCACTTCAAAGGCGGCTTTTCCTGTCTGTTATTCATTCTTCACCCGCTTTCCGCACGAAGGGCAATAATTGAGCGGGTAGCCCTTGCCGTCCTTCATGTAATCCGTTGTCCGTCCGCATTTGCGCCCGTTTACTACTGCGTAGGAAACAAGCGCGGCGGATAAAGCCATTCCGAACCCTGCGGGCTTGCTATGGTGTTCTTCAATGAACCGTTGAAGCGCGATCGCTTCGCAAAACGGGCATTTCTTTTTATCGCTCATTCCTTCACCCGCTCCCCGTTATAGATAACTACCATTGACGGGAAGGGCGCGGGATCGGCGGCGTTCCCGTCGTCGTCCGTGAACCGTAGCCGCCCGCGCACGAAGCGGATTTCCGCTTTCCCGTAAATGTAATCGTGAAAATATGCTGTGTCTGTCCGCGCTGGGATAAGTAAAACAATCGGATACCCCCCCCGCGCTTCCTCGAAAGCCTTTTGAACCCACTTGCCGATCTCGCGTCCGTAAGGCGGATTGCAGAATACCGCGCCGCCGCGATCCCAGCTTTGCGAAAGCCCGTCCGTTTCCGGCGTGTAATACAAAGAGCATTTCGCCGTCTTGTCGGTCGCCGCCGGATCAAGCACGAAGCCGAATTCGGCGTTCAGTCTGTCGAAGAAGTCTTGCGGCGTACACCAGCACATATTTTTAGAGGATAGAAGCGCCGCGTTCATTCGTCCGCCACCTCGCTTCCTGTAACCTTTTTCGTTTTGCCCTCTGTGAAGGCTTTTACCGCCTTCGCCTTGCTGGTGAAGGTGTCCTTCGTTTCAACGCCGCACTTCTGGCAATATACGAAATATTCCTTGTTCTGCTTGTCCTCGTATACTCGCGCGTTACTGTTTTCGCCTTCGCAGAACGGGCATTTCATAGGCGTTTCCGTGAAAAGGCGCTTTTCTTCCGGCGCGTCGTCCGTTTCCAGCTTTTCGTCGGCGAATACGCGAACAACCGCTGCCACCTGCTCAAAGTCCAAATAAACGGGCTTGTTCTCCGTGATCCCTTCGATGTTGTAGCCCGTTACCTGTTGAAAGCCGTTTCGCGTAAGTGTGAATTTGTCGCACTTGATAGAGAATTCAACGCCGCTTTTCAGAATAACGCGTACCGTCATTTTAGGCATTGTCCGCCACCTCGCTTTCCTCCGGAACGTCAAACGCTAAATTCAGAAGATAGCCGATAACCTCCAGCATGGCGGATTTTGAAATTCCGTTATGCGTCGGCATTTTCAGAACTTCAAGAATTGCCGTTCCTTTCTCTTCGTCTGTGTATTTCTCGCTGTTGATCTGTAAGAAGATCGCGCAAGCTGTACCGATCTTCATTCCGCTTCTCCCTCCGTTTCCTCTGCGTCCGCGTCGTGCTGTTCCGTAATAGCCGGAAGGTCAATGCGCGGCGCACGTTCCGCCAGCCGGATTTGACAACCGCAAATCGGGCAATCAACCGCCGAAAAGCGAACGGGCGCGGCGGTAAGCATTTCAAGCGCTGAACGCGGTTCTTCCGCCGTGTAGATGTTTTCCCGCTCCGGTGTGAAGCGATAGCCGCAAACGCGGCATTCTGTCTTTTTCTTGTTGAACATAATTGAATAGCTCCTTTCGTGTGATTTAATATTTACCGTAGACGCGGACGGCGGTTTTTCCGCCATGCGTCGCCGCCGATACGATAGCCGAAGGCATAAAGGAAACGCGCAAGAAGTCCCGTGCGGCGCGCTTCGCAAGCCGCCATGTAATCAACTTCGCGTTCGGCTCTTCCGCCGCCGTGTCGTCGATCGGATATTCGCAAATAAGCACGGTGTTTCCGAACGGGCGACGCGCCGGACGTTCCTTCATAAACTCCTTGCTTCCTTCCTTGCACTTGATAATTTCAAGCGCCTTCGGGAACTGCCAGCCGCTTTTGTTTTCCTTCATCGTGTGCCGCTCCTTTCAATCTGTGTACGGGCTTTCAAGCGTCCAGCCGAAGCAATCCGTACTTTTCCATTCCGTTGTGAAGTGATTGCGCCGCCCGTCGCCCGTGAAGAAGCAGTATTCCGCCGGAAGCACCCGCCCGACGTTTTCTTCGCCGTCAAGCTCCGCGCGGTATCGTGTCAGCACGTCCGCCGCAAGAAGGGCGAATTCCTCTTTCACGGGATATTCGGGATCGTAGCCGCTGAACTGATATGGCGCTTCGATAACCTCCAGCACCGTGTCGGGGAAGCGCGGATCGTCAACGCGGTTCAGAACGCACCATGCAACCGCCGCTTGCTCCGTCGTAGAAGGAACGATCCCCGCTTCGCCGTAGATCAGCTTTGCAAGGGCTTCAACCTCCGCCGCGTTCGGCACATATTCCGCCACCGTCCCGCTCGAAGGAAGAAGAACGGCGGTCGGCTGGTGTACCTCTTCAAGCGTTCCGGCGGTCGTGTCCTTCGGCTTGTCCGCCGCGCCGCTCCCGCTCCTATGCGTATTTGTTCATTTCGTCGTGTGCGAAGTGCTTATACAAGCCCCTGTAAA